TTATAAGTTCCAGGTTCGATTGCCATAATTAAACTTTTATTACGTACATCATAGCTATGTTACGTGGTCTGGTTTCGTTACCTCCATCATTTCCAATACTTGTAGAAGTTGAAACAGATATTCCTGTATTATTACTATTTATACGATTCGCTGTTCCGCTATCTCTTAAACCAAAAGCACCTCCACTAGAGACTAAATTACCTTGTCCATAATTTGCTGTGTGTGTATGACCTGGGTCAGAAACATTTGAACTTGATGAAGCAGAGTGATTGTGTTGTTTATTTTGATCTGACTGACTTGAGGCAACACTTCTTCCCGAATCGACTCCTCTACCATTATCAAAACCTCTTATAAATTCACCTCTTAAATCAGGTACTTTAAATGTTGATCCGCTTGAAGAACCGTATTGCGTTCCAATAACAGCAAACAAAGCAGCGAATGTTGTTCTACTCACCGATTGACCATTACATTCTAAATAACCAGAAGGAACAGAAGCGACTGCAATACAAAATACTGCTCCACTTGGTACTCCAGCTACAATCTGAAATGATAAATTACCAGAGCCATCAGTCTGCATAAAACCACCACTAACAATACTTGAAGGTAAAGTGAGATCTACATTCCCAGATAAAGAGCTAGGTGATTTTAAAGAAACAAAGGGAGCACCGCTTGAATCTTGAAATCTAATAGGCAAAGCATTGGTCATATCAAGACCAGAATCACTAATAGAAACCCTTGTTGTTCCAGCAGTTGAAAATCCTATGGTGTTAGCACCCGATCTAAACATTCCTGTATCTGTATCTCCATCAAACGCATAAGCAGGACTACCAGCACCCGATCCATCATCTCCTAAAAGCTGGCCTGTCATCGTACCACCTGCTCTAGGCAGTAACCCTAAATTTGCTTCGTCAACAGAACCAACAGTTGTAAACCCATTGTTTGATGCATTTCTTATCTTTAAATTATTGCTATCACCCGTATCAACATAAGGCATAAAAGCTGCTGTATTAGTCGGATCAGAACCCCCACTATTAAGAGTTTTTATCGCATCAAATACTGCATTAAGATCACTTCTTACAGAAGCACCTGACGCATTGGCTATATTGTAATCTGATACTTGAGCCATAAATTACTAATTACACTCCTTTACCATATCCTACAGCCGAAAAAGTAAAAGATCTATCTACAAAAGTATTAGTGTTATTTCTCATAACTTTAATAGTAAAACCTGTTCCACTTACGTTAGATATTTGAAAGAAATCACCATCTATAGCATCTTGAATTGTAATTCCAATAGAAGGAAGAAAAGCATTTGCTCCTCCTAAAGAAGAAGTGCCAACAAAGAATGGTGTTCCAAAAGTCACTGTCTTGCCAGAAGATGATGTTCCAGATTGCTGTGGTGCAGTAGATGTTGTACTACCTGTCTGATAATTCTGTTCTGTTCTTGATTGAAACTCTGCTGTATATCCTGCTTGTTGTACGTTCATATTTTGCGAAACATTTGTTGTTTCTAAAATAAGTTTAAATTTAAATCTACGACCTTTAAATGTACCGTTTGCAAAATTATTAAATGCACCAAAACTACCTGAGGCTGTTTGAGATGTGGCTACTTGTATCTGACAGTTTGCCTCATCTGCTGCTGCACCATCAAAATTACCATTAGTTGCATAGTCGTCCCAAAACGATCCACTTGGGATAATTGTTTCTATGTCTGTTCCTATTACAAAACCAACAGAACGTATAACTCTTTTTAGGTCAAGAGAAAATACAGCACCTAAATCTAAAACATCTTTAAATGCGTACTCTCCTGTCTTATTAGTAGCTGGATTTGTAAGTTGCAAAGCACTTGTTGAACTACTGAATGTTGTATTAGTATCTGTGCCTTGAAATGGAGGATTATCTAAATCTTCTCTATCCTGTAATATCACCTGAGTATCTATAAGATCAGGTAAATCTTGAATTATAGAAGCTTCACCAACACTAAAGTTTCCTTGGTCATCTTGAAACTTAAGAATATACTCTCCTTCCAAAGAGGGGACAACAACATCTGTAGTATTCCCAGCTAACGCAGTGACAAGATCAACTGAGTTTTGGAATGTACCGCTTCCGTCCGTTAGGTTACTGTGTCTTACATAAACTCGTCCTCCGTGAAGGACATCTGGATCTACAGCTTTTGTCCATCTAAGCCTCACCAACTTATTAGTAATTGGTTCCATAGATAGATTCTGTACATTACCAGGTGGATCTGTTTTACCTACAGCGTTAAAAGTTATATCACTCGATGTAGCTGATAATTTCAATGCTGCATTATATGAAAAAACCCTAAACTCATACGTTCCAGCTTCAGTATTTAATAACTCAAAGTCTGGTCTGAATACAATTTCATTTACCCAGTTTGTATTATTAAATCTATATTGAACGAGATATTGACTGACACCTGTAACAGAAACCCAAGATAAAATTAATTTAGGAACAGCAAGAGCGTTTACAACAACAATTCTTTCTGATGCCTGTAAGTTTGCTGGTGGTTCTTTTGGCTCATTTAACAGCGAAATATTTCTTGCAGGTAAACTTATACCTTGTTCAATATTGTTATATTTTCCATCAATATAAGTAAGTGCTGTTATCGCAAAGTTAATCCCATCTTGTTCTTCTACAGTTATTACTCTAAAAGTTTGAGCTTCTAAAGTTGAACTTTGAACAAGCCAAATACTATTTACATTTGGTGTTGCAGACAAAGCAGAATCTAAACTGATTACTCCACTTGTAACACTAAGAATATTTTTTGTTTCTACCGATCCATCAGGTAATATTACACTGCATTTTTTATTTGTACCAGTAAAAGTATCAAGATCCTTTACGTTATCTACTGTTATGGCAGTAGTTGTAGCAGATTTTATACGACCACTTCTACGCTCTCCACCTCTTACTGGATCGTTGATAGAAATAACAGATCCAGGTCTGACTATCGCTCCAGCATCTATTGATGTGGTAAAACTTACTACTTCAGTTTCCTGTTGTTCGCTGAATAAAATTGCTTTACCTAATCTCTGAGCCTGACCACGGGAAGTTGTAGCAAATGCTTTTACATCTTTTTTAATTATTCCTAACTTGTTTTGAGCAGTAGTATCTTCTACAACCTCATAATCTATTTCTCTGCTATCCATATTAAAATAGCTGACATTTATTACTGTGTGCCTCTGTTTTAAACTGCTGCCTGAGTAACTGAACCCGCCTTCACCTACATTTGCCAAACTGAATAGATAGCTTGGATCGGTAGGTCTATCCTGTGAAATAGTGACAGAACCTTCAGACCAGATAGGAAAACATCTCATCACTCCTGCTAATTCATTTATCAAAGTAAATGCTTCTGTTGATCCCTGTATATTTACATTGCAACTAAATCTAGCTTCCTGTCCTCCAAAACCATCATCTACTAACTCATTGGCATACTTACTGGCAGCAATAAAACTGAATAAGTCTAAGTTGCTGTCTGTGATATGCGTTCCGAATCCGTACCTTTCAGTAGTAAGAAGATCAAGCAATATTAAAGCAGGACAAGAGCACCATTGAGCAGCACCCATTGTGCCGTTAAATATGTAACCACTTGGATAAATTATTCTTCCTGTCTGCAAATCAACAGTGGGAGTACCAGAACTGGAAGCACCTGCACCTGGGATTCTTACTTTTACACCACGAATACGAAAAGCTCTTTTAGGTATAGAACTAAACTGTTCAGAATCTATTCTTAGATTTGTATAGGCACTGTTTAAATATCTTTGTTTATCATCGACAATCTCACTAATACTTGTCCATGTAAAAGCATCAACAAGATTTGATGATGTGCTATCTGCTGTAACTCTTACAACTCTAATATCAACAGGAAAAGAACCTGTAAATGAAACACGATATTCTTTTTGGTACGCATCAGCAGTTCTACCTGTAATCGTGTCATTGATTACGTCTGTGAAACCACCGCTATTATATTGAACTTGTATTTTCAGATTAACAGAAGAACCTAATAAATCACCTTCATCTGTGGCTTTTTGTAGCTGCGGAAATGTAATTGTAACTTTTGCAGCATCAACAGCAGTATTTGTTATCTGACGAGTGACAGGAGAAGAATTTGTAACTGTAACTCCTACCGCAGTTGTTGATTGGCTGCCTTCTATCCCTGGAACATGAGTTTGACTTGACGTTCCAAAACGAGGTGTAAAACCTACATTCTGAAAGTTAAAGTCTGCCGTTTGTGGATTTGTATTACTGGCACTTGCATTAAGGATTGGAGTATCGTTTAAAAATATGTCTTTTAATGCAGCATTGTTATAAGCTGTAGTTCCTTTTGTTAACCCTGCTTTTGAAGGAGTAGCAAAACCCTCTATCTCTCCTTCAGAAATAAGATCCTGTATTGATGCAAACTGTCTGCTATTTAATGTATCTGGTGCTCTGGTAGGAGAAGGTGGAGTTGGGGGAGGACCACCTGCTCCTCTAATAATTTTATCCGTCATGCTGATACCTGATTAGTGTCGATTCCTGCTGAGATCACCACTGAGCCAGTCACGATTTCTCCATAACAAATCGGATGGCTAGTTCCTGCACGGCTAGTATTTTGCACTCCAGAAAAGCTAAATGATATTCTAGGGTCTTGTTCATTGTTGAACTCTTGTGGTTTCGGTAAAGGAAATAACATCTCACTTACACCCATAAGAGTTAAACCAAGACCTAAATTTACAGCAGTTGTACCTAGAAAAGTACCTGTTAAACCTTTAGCAAAACTAAAAGAAGCTCCACCAGTTAAAAAAGCACCACCTATCAAGGCGACACCTAATAAAGTTTTTCCAACACCTCCACCAGCACCAGTAATGACAGGAACAATACTAATATCAGATTGTCCTATTGGATTATGAATATCTTCTTCTCCTATTTCATAATCGTCAACTAATACCTGATAATAACGATCTGCCATGTGTGCCTCTAATCCTGGAAAATTACTAACTAGAAACCTAATAGCATCAGCAGTAGAAGTTATTACTGCATCTAATTCTTTATGTCCAACAAACT